CATTGCAACTGGGAAGAGGATAACGTCGAAGGCACTGATCATAGAGGATGGATACGAGAGGCACCGATTCCTACCTATATGATAGAGGCTCACGATGATCTCCCGAACGCGGTGCGCTTTCCTATTGAGAAGGTAATCAAAGACGCAGGCATAGATTACTTCACAAGCACCGTCGCCTTTGAAGTTGGATTAGCTCTCTATGAGGGATTCAAGGAGATTTCCTTATACGGTATTGACCTTATCGTAGGCACTGAGTATTCGGTACAGAAAGCCTGTCTAGAATTTTGGTTAGGGATTGCCCATGCGCGAGGCGTGAATGTGCGTATCCCGGAACAGAGCGCATTGTTACATCAGTCTTATCGGTACGGGTATGAACAGGAACCGGACTGGGGACCGCTGCAAATGGTAGAAGTATCAAAGCGCATAGACCATCTAAGTAACGAACGGAATAAGCAAATGGCATTGATTAATGCGTTAGACGGCGCACTTGCCGAAGATGATAGATGGTTTGTTAAGAAGATAAATGGGATAACACCCGAAGAACGCATTAAGACTTTGAACGGCCAGAGAGGGCAGGCGATGGCGTCATTGGCAACGATAGATGGCGCGATCCAAGAAACCACCTATTGGCGGGATCTCTATACGTTACGCGGTCGCGGTGCGGCTGTTAATCCTATGGTCTAACTATGATCTCTGTCTGTACGAGTAGCACCGATGAACAATTAGCGGCGCTCGGGGATCTTATGATGGTTCTTGGCGTCACGGCGTCGTCGTCCGGGATGGACCTTGCACTTACACAGGCGTCCGATTGGACTACGCGATTTGTAGGGTATGACCTTCGGCGGCAGGTATATGAAGAGACCGTGGCGAGTTATGGTTCGCAACGTCTTATGTTAAGTCAAACGCCCATACGATCTGTGCAACGTTTCTTCAATTCGACAAGTACGGCTGATGCGACAGAGTTTGAATCGAGCGAATATCGTGTATCTGATAAGGAAGCGGGTTTCATACAAAGAGATCAAGGATATGAATGGACAGCACAACGGCGATGGGACTTAGGCAGTTATGTTGTTCCGAATAGCGAAACGCGCCCGTGGCTTGTAGTCTACGAAGCGGGTTATCAAATAGGAGAAACAAGTTCAACTAGTGACAAGTGGGCAACAACGAGTACGTCTAATTCCTTGCCACCGACAATAGAACGCGCAGTCCTCTTGCGCGCGGCGGAAATGTATCAAGGATCGGCGGGCGTTAAGCAATTGAAAGTTGGCCCGCTCTCGGTTACATACTCAAGCGAATCAGCAGATGGTAACTCGGACAGCCCATCTGCCTTACTTAGACCATTCATGCGGATTGATTGATATGTTTAACGTGAATATATTTTCTCCGCTAATGAAACAAAGTGTCACGGTGGAACCGTTTCAAAGCTACGATAGCTATGGGTCGCCGAGCTATGGGACGGCTGTAGAATACGAGGGCGCGGTAGTAGGAAAGACGGAGAAGATTATCGGCGCTGATGGGCAAGAGGTTCTTAGTCGTCAGACGGTCTATCTAAAGTCAGACGCCGCGTTACGTCCATCCGATAGGATTACGTTATCAACGGGCGATATAGGTTCAACGGAAAGCTATGCGATTAATCCCGAGATCTTATCTATCGGTCGTTTCCCATTTGGAAGATCGCAAGGATGCACAGTTGTCTACCTTAAATAATTACTATGCCGCTTTATAAGATCTCAGACATGGCAAGCAAGGTTCTCGCGCAGTGTGCGAAGGATTACGGTATGAATAAATCTGAAGCCCTTGCGTGGTTAATACGAGAGACAGCCTCGCCTACCGTGCCGAAGCGCGGCAAGGTAAGTAGAACGGAAAGCATTGAATTGTTCTTAAGTGCCGAAGAAACAAAGATAGTTGAGGCGCTAGCACATACTTATGATTGCACGCCGTCAGCAGTCATAGAAGCGTATCTACAGCGCGCCGCGGGATAAGAACATGCCAGAGGTTCATGTTGAAGATATGTTATCTCGTCGCTTGCGCGCCCTAGCGAAGCAGGCACCGAAGTTTGCCGCGCAAGCACTGAACAAAGAAGCTATCAAGGCTATGAGGGTTTCTGCACAATTGGTTCCGGTTTCACCTAATGGGGGAACATTGCGGCGGAGTAGGAAAGTCCACCATGCTAAGCCGCCAGAGTTGAAAGCGATGCTTACGTATGGGACTGAGTACGCTATCTATGTGCATGAGATTCCGTCGCCGCCTGCCAAGTCTCCGAAAGGCCGAAGCGCAAGGCATCATCCTCCGACGCAGTGGAAATACTTAGAACAGCCGATCCAAGAAGCTGCGGTCGGATTCCGTGGACGTGTGGCGACTGACATTGAACGTCGTATTAAGAAGTGGGCGAGCCGATTAGATAAGGGCTCTAAGAAGTAGACACATGCTGCTTGATGATATTGCGGATCTCTTATCGACGGGTGGCGTTACCACGACCATCTATAAGGGATTTATGCCTGAGAAACCTGACACGGCGATCTTACTTACGGAGACGGGCGGGCAAGGTCCGATTCACGCGATGTCCACAGGACCGGGACAGGCAAAGTTAGAGGTCGCAGGCTTGCAGGTTCTCGGGCGTTCGGCAAGTTATCAAACTGCAAGAACGAACATGCAGTCCGTTATGAATCTTTTAGACGGTTTGAATGAACGAACAATTAACGCCACGCGCTATTCATATGTTGCAGCGCAACAGGTTCCGTTTTCTATTGGCCACGATGGCGCGGCGAGGTCAATGCTCTCGGTCAATTTCCTTGCTTGGAAGGACTTATCCACGGGGTAGTCATGGCGACAGTAATCTATAACGATGCCAAGTTCTTTTTAGGCGGGTACAATCTAAGCGCCGACCACAACGAAATCGGACTAGAGTATTCGTCTGAGATGTTAGATGTTACGACAATGGGCGATGATACGCGCATTAGAAAAGGCGGGCTAGAAAGTGCGACGGTGAATGGTTCTGGCTTCTGGAATAGCGGCACAGGAAACGCGGGCGAGGCGTTGTTTGGTCTATTAGGTAAGAATCAAAAGATTCTGACTTTGTTCCCTGATGGGATTGTTGAAGGAACATCAACGCTAAAAGGCTACGCGATGAAGTCGGTGCTCGCGGAGTATAACATAGGAAATTCTGTAGGGTCGATGCTGACGTTTGATCTTACTGCCGAAAGTGCGGGGACTGATTAGGAGTATAGGAATGGCAATTATTAGATCGGTTCCCCTGAAGGACGCGACGGCTACGGCACTAACATCATGCGGAGTAGGAACAGCCTATGATGTCGGGGCAGTAACGGCAGGCGAAAAGCTCTATGGTGGATTGCATGTTTTATCATCATCCACGGGCGGAATCACCGTTAGAATTCAAGGCTCGTCTTCTAGTGGATTTGGTGCGGGAAAGTTTACGAGTCATATTTCATTCTCTGCACAAACGTCGTTAGGTGGGCAGTGGGCGACTCCGCTAAGCACAGGGTCGGTAACGTCGACGCATCGTCAGTTCTGGCGTGCTGAGTGGGGTATGACAACAAGCGGGGAATCTTATAAGGTTCTCCCGTGGATGGGAATCCAGTAAGTTAGAGAGGGCTATTATGGCAACGCTTGTGTATACGAATGCAAAGGTAGAGATCAACGGGACGGATCTATCTTCGCACGCTTCAGAAGTGACTTTGAATTATGCGTCAGAAATGCAAGACGAGACCGCGATGGGCGATGATACCCGAGTTAGAAAAGGGGGGCTAAAGGATTGGTCTGTCGATGTAACATGGCATCAGGACTTCGCGGCGGGTAAGGTTGATGCTACGCTATTCTCGCTTGTGGGCACGACGGTCTGCGTTGAACTTAGACCACAGAACATTTGTTCAACGGCGATCAATCCTATATTTAGCGGGATCGGTGTAATTGAAAGTTATCACCCGATGAGCGGAACGGTAGGCGCATTACTTGACGCGCCGACGGCTATCCAATCAGCAGGAACACTAGCACGGGCGACCGCTGCGACGTAGCGTGTGAGAGCGACAGGCTATAGCGGGGAATTGAAACACCGCTATCAAATAGCGGCGAGGGTCGGATCGTGGTCTGTGGAACCTGTGACTGGATCATCTGGTCATAGTTTCCATGTTTCTATGAAAGTGTTAGAAGTTATAGATCCGTGGTTTTCATACAAGCCCTTAGATCTTTATCTTACGTTCGGGGCATCGGTCTGGGTGTGGCATGATGTAGATCTTAGCGTGCAAACTAAAAATGCTACACCCGCCGAATCGTTACACGCTGAACTGTTGCACCCACCCACAATCGAACAACGGAGGGAATAACCTATGCCTAGTCCGTGGACAGTCTCACCCGAAGAAACAAAGATCGATCTAACATGGAAAGATGAAGAGATAGATAGAGAGTTTTGGATCAAGGTAAAGAAGCGCCTGAGTATTGGCGAGAGTCGTAGCACGATGAAATCTATCAGCCGTGTAAGAAGTATCTTACCGGGGCAAGGGCAAGAGGCTGAACGGCCAGAGGCGCAATTTGATTGGACAGAGTATTCATTTGCGCGTGCTATGACGTATCTATTAGATTGGTCCTTTGCCGATGATAACGGAAATAAGATCCCATTAAAACGAAGCACAATAGAAAGCTTACATCCTGCGCTGTTCGATGTTATTGATACGGCTATCAATGATCACGATGTTAGTCTAGCAACGAATGAATCAAAAAAAACAAAGAGTTCTGGCAAATCGCCCAAAACGACATAGCGATTATGAAACGTATGAATTGGTCGTGGCCTGAGTATTGCGCGTTACCGATTACTTATTTGCCGCCGTTGATTGATTACATTAAACAGTGCGATAACGAACAGCGCAGACAGGCTCGGGCACGTAGACGGTAGAGGGTTCTTATGGCGACGAATGTAGGACATATCGAGGCGATCTTAGAACTTAAGAATCGTATGTCCGCTCAGTTAGATAAGGCTTCGACCGATGTTAAACGATTCAAAGGCAGCTTAGATAAGCTATCAGAGGTTTCGGTGCAAGTCGGTGCGGCTCTTACCGCAGGTATAACCGTGCCCTTAACAGGGATAGCGGTCCAAGCGGTCAAGACGTTTGCTGCCTTTGAAGGCGAGATGCAATCCGTCCGCGCAGTAGTGGGAGATATTACAGAGAAGGAATTTGCGGCATTAGAAGACAAGGCCCAAGATATGGGCGCGACTACGGTATTCACAGCGGCGCAATCAGCCGAGGCGATGCGGGCGTTTGCGTTGGCGGGCTTTGAATCTAACGAAATCATGTCGGCGCTAGAGTCGACTTTGAATATGGCGATGGCCGCAGAGATAGGTGTAGGAAGGGCGGCGAGTATTTCTGCGGGGATTATTCGTGGGTTCGGATTTGAAGCAAGAGACTCCGGGCGCGCTATGGACGTTCTTACTGCGGCCTTCACAAATGCAAATACGGAAGTCACAGGATTAGGTGATGCGTTTAAGTTTGTTGGTCCCATAGCAAAGAATCTCGGGCTTTCATTTGAAACAACAACAGCCGCATTACAAATAATGGCGAATGCCAATATCAAAGCAGGGATAGCGGGAAGAGCGTTCAGGATGGCATTACTTCGCCTTGTTGCTCCGCCAAAGGAGGCATCTGATGCCCTCGCTCAATTAGGTGTAGCGGCGACAGACGCAGAGGGACGATTGTTACCGTTTGATAAGATCATCCAACAACTAGAACCGCATTTGAAAGAGACTGCCGAGATGTCTGCGATCTTCGGCACTGAGTCACTTACGCCAATGATTGAGGTAGTCCGAGCAGGGGCCGTGTCGTTGCGAGAGATGACCAGGGAATTAGAAGGTGCCGGAGGGACAGCGCAGCGCACAGCGGATACGATGAAAAAGAGTGTGAATAATCAATTCATACTTATGAAAAGTGCAATTGATGGAGTCTTTACGGCTATTGGTCAAGAGTTAGAACCTGTGCTTCGGTCTCTCATGAAGGCAGGAACAGCACTTGCGGGATTAGTTAATACGCAATTGATAGGCGGATTCAAAGCATTGAGCCCCACGTCGAAGATCCTTGTGGGTGCTTTCTTAGCAATGGCAGCGGCAGCGGGCCCGGTATTGCTTGCCGTGAAGGGTATAGGTCTTGCGTTGGCTTTCATTGGACCTGCACTCCTAGCGGTGGGTGCAGCGGTAACGTCACCACTGACAGCGTTTGTCGCACTCGGGGCAATTCTTACAACTATATTGTTACAGAATGAAACCTTTGTCGAATTGCTGAAAGCGCAAACACGTTTCTTATTCGCTCTCGGGCGTGGTGTGGTGTTCCTTGTCGGGCTGTTTGTTGATGCCTTCCTTGTCACGATTAAAGAAGTCGTCGATAGCTTGATAGGATTCTTAGACATTGGCGGTGATGTCACCTCGTGGATTCAAAGTGTAACGGGATGGTTTAATAAGGGCGCTGATGTTCTTATGAATTACTCGGAAAGCACAGAGGACACGAGTGCTGCATTAGAGGATGTTGCGCCCGCCGCTGATGAGGCGACGGATTCAATTACAGACTTAACCGATGGGATAGTGGGAAGCATTCCACCAATAGAAGAAACATTAGAAAACTGGGAAAAGATGGCGCGCGTGTGGAAGGATGGCGCGATCCCGGAAGCGAACGACATGGTGCGGGCTCTCGCCGCGGTTGGCGGAGTGACACGCTTGAGCGAAGAGGAACAACGATCACTCAATTCTACGTTAGATAAGGCTATAGAAAAGTATGCGTTGCTCGGCAAGGCTATTCCTGACGATATCCTTTCCGCATGGGTAGAGACGTTACAGGCTCCTGAGCTTGTAGATCCCTCGGTAGGCATGGGCGTCTTTGATAAGTTAGCAGAGCCGCCGAGCTTGGCTGACATGCCGGGATGGTTTGAATTAGGCGGACAGATATATGAAGAGTTAGATCTTGGATTTGTAACAGCAGTGCCGTCTGGTGGATTGTTTGCGGGCGCGACGTTAGAACCGCCGCCTGACTTCCCAGAACATATGTACACGACGGGAAAACGGATAGGGAATAATCTTACGAAAGGATTTATAGACACACTTGTCGCAGTGCCACAGACAGTCCTTGATGCCTTTACAGGTGGCGGTGGCGTAATGGGCGCTATGCAGGGCATAGGGTCTATGTTCGGCGCTACGATTGGAGAAGGAATCGGTAGCGGTATAGGCAAGCGATTCTCTGAAGGATCAGGATTAAAGAAAGCATTCGGCGAAATGCTTGGTCCTGTCTTAGGTGCGGTCGGGGCGTTAGCGGGCCCGCTTATTGGAAAATTAAAGAAGTTATTCAGTGGGCAAACAACAACAGAACGAATCAAAGAGGCTGTATCTATACACTGGGGCAAAGCGATTAGTGACGGACTAAGAGATAGCATGGCGGCGACTGCCGACGAGATAGGGTCTGACTGGGGCGGTATGATGATGCACCTGTCCGAACTCTTTGAAGAGGCGGGCGGCGTGATGGCGTTCGGCTTAGATGAAGCGATAAGAAAGACAAGGGACTTCTTTTCTGCCGTTGAGCAAGGTGTTCTTACTACCGAGCAAGCCTCTACGTCCTTCGGTGAATCGTTTGCGCTTATCTCGCAGGCGATGATAGATAGTGGTGAAGTCGCTACGAAAGAGTTCAGAGAGCTTATAGAACTATACAAGGAATTCGGATTTGAATCTGCCGAGGTCTTAGAATTCATACATGGTCAGAGCGAACGAGTTTTCAAAGGCTTAGAAGCGATGATCAAACCTGTTGCCGAAGAGGTTGCGGGACTAACGGGAGAATTCAAAGACAATGAGTTTGTAATAAACCATGCCCTGGATAGGAACGGCGAGTCACTAAGGTCATTTGCCGTCGTCGCGGCAGGCGCTTTCGGCGCAGCGATTGAGGCGGGCGTTGGCTTCACAGAAGCGGCACGCATGGCAGAACCAAGTATTAGTGCGTTAGACACGGCATTTTCTGACCTTGGCATAACAAGCGGCAGTGTCGCCTTTGATCATCTGAGTCGGTGGAATGGACTTATCTTACAGAACGAAGATCTTATTACGGGCGTCGAAGCTTTTGATGATGTTCTTATTGGCCTATCACATACCGGTGGACTGACGGGCGAGTCTCTCGCGGCGATGGGTCAGCTAGGCACGGACCAATTCCGTCGACTTATCGAAGCGGGATTTACCGAGCAAGAAGCGTTGCTCTTAATGGGCGACAATGTTTTCGCTCTCGCTAGAGCGTATGAAGAGTTAGGACTTCCAATAGACGAAGATACGCAAAAGCTCTTAGACATGGCGATTGCGAATGGGCAGATTGATCCCGGTGAACAGATAGAGGGATGGGAACTTGTTGCTCAAGCGATAAGAGATCTTGGCACTTTGATAGAGGGATTAGTTACTAAGATACAAACTGTTCCCGACGCTGACGTAGATGTTCGCTATGATGATCCGGGACATACGCCGAATGTTCCTACTCACGTTAACGTGGAGATTGATTATAAGGGTCGACGCACTGGTTCACATCCCACAGGCGTAGGCGGGCAAGAGTGGGAAATGTTCAGGCATGGTGGCGTTGGTGATTTCGGCACAGGAACGCTTGCGATGCTACATGGGCAAGAAGCAGTGATTCCATTAGAAGGCGGAAGCGTGCCAGTTGACATATTAGATAGACAAGAGGGAGACGGAGAAAGTGAAACGATAGCGGAATTACAATCAATACGAGTAGAGTTAGAACAGTTACCGTTACATATTCGCGATGCCCTTCTCACTAGTGAATAGGAGATGCCTACCGTTACACCGACCGTTTCGTTAAACGTCTATTTTTCTGGCATCGGATCGTCTTCGACCGATATCGCTGCTGACGTTATGTTAGGCGTTGCGCCGTTGCGCGGCACGTATGGAATAGGCGGCAGCGGTCCACTTGCACGTATCGCGCAGACTGGGGTTCTTACCTTTGCCTTAAACAACAGCGTGTCTAATAGCGGCGGGGTTCAAGGCTACTATAGTCCCGGGCATGTTGACGCACGCGCAAACTGGGATCTTGGTCTTATCATATCGGTTACGTTTTCGTATAGTGGAACAAACTATATTAAGTTCATCGGCACCCTTTCATCTATCAAACCAGACGCGGGCGCTTATCAACGGCAGGCGGTCTTATGTACGGTCGTTGATTGGATGGATGAAGCCGCGCGCAGCAAGGTCAAAGCAATTGCAGTTCAAACAGGGCAACGCTCTGACCAATTAGTTTCCACGATTGTATCGAATGCCGTAGGACGGCAACCAATAGCAACAAGTTATCAAACAGGCAAAAGCACCTTTGACTACGCATTAGATAATCTGCGCGACAATTCGACAACGGTGATGCGTGCCTTGTCTGATGTTGTGATGTCAGAGATGGGCTATTTGTATGTTAAGGGCACCACAGACGCCGCAGGTGCAAAGGGCGGACAATTAGTTTTTGAAAACAGAGAAACACGTCCGATCAAAGGCGATGCTGATCATACCTTTTCTAATGACATGGTACGGTTTGATGTGCAGCGCAGTCGGGCTGACATTATTAATCGAACTTATGTATCAGTCCATCCAAGAACCTTAGACACTGTAGCGACCACGTTGTGGGAATTAACTTCCACAGAGGTCGTGCCTGTCGTGCCTGCATTAAGCACTACCACGATAGTTGCAGAGTTCACCGAATCGCTTATCAATGGTGTGAATTTCGGCGGGTCTTCTGTTACTACGGCGAGAGGGAAGCAAGTTGCGACGACGAATCTAACAACGCCATCGTCGGGCACGGATTGGATAGCAAATTCCGCAGCAGATGGGTCTGGTTCTAATCTTACGTCTAGCGTAACTGTTAGTATCGCAACGACGGCAGCTAATACCGCGACATTGACATTAGTCAATGCAGGCGCAGCAGATGCGTATCTAACTACGCTGCAATTGCGAGGGATAGCGTTACGCGATGAAACAGTTACGACAAGCACGGCAAGCGATAGCACGTCTATTACAGACTACGGAGAACAAGATATTCGTATAAACATGCCCTATGAAAGCTCACCGTATAATTCGTTAGGCGTTGCGGAATGGGTAACGGGTGCGAATGCCTCGCCGCGATTCCTAGTGCGTTCTATGGAGGTTGTAGGAAACACCTCTGGGGCAATGCTTACACAAGCCCTTGTTAGAGAGCCAGGGGATAAGATAGGCGTTGATGAACTTGTCACGGGGATCTCTAATCGCACGGCATGGTTACTTGGCACGGCGGGATCGTCTGAGTTAGACGAAACGGCGTACCTCGATTTCAATCCTGCTAGTGGCGATTTCTTTATCAATGGCGTGCAGTTTGATCTAAGTCCTGGGAACATCTTACGAGTGAGATGGAATCTTGCGCCTGCACAACAACAGCGGTTCTGGATATTGCAACAAGCAGGCGCGTCTGAATTAGGAACGACGACAGTCTTAGGATGGGCCTAAGAACGAAGAATTTGCTATCATAAGCTAAGTGCTTATTTTGGAGTAAGTTATGGCCTGGACAAGTCCGCGCACATGGGTCTCGGGTGAGTTAGTAACTGCGGCATTGATGAATACTTATATCAAAGACAATCAAGTAGCGCTCGACACGTTTCTCGGCGGTCAGAATCTCACGGATAATGCCGTGCTTATGGGTAACGGCACGTCGCCTATTACGCCTGCGAGTGGCGTGTATGGATACGATTCAACGGCTGCACTGAAGATCGAAGG